GCTGTTATTGCTCAGAGAGAAGCAAAGAGCGCACTCATAAAACTCCAACCTGATTTTGATGTTATCAAGGAGACAGAAGAATTCGTAGAGTGGGTGGATAGTCAACACTCTGGGATTCAAGACTGGCTCTATAAATCACTAGACCCTAAACTTGCTTCACGAGCAATTGATTTGTTCAAGAAAGACGTGGGGTGGGAATCCAAACCTGCTGAAGAACGGCAACCTAGAACGAAAGCCTCTGCTGCTGATGTAGTTAAGACTGGAAGTACTTCTAAGCAGCCAACTTCTAAGCAAAAGGTTTGGACCACTTCTGAAATCAAAAGTATGTCCCTCCAACAGTATGAACAAGTCCAAGAAGAACTTGATACTGCGATGGTAGAGGGGCGAATTATTAATGGATAAGTAAGGTAAGTAATAATGGCAAAGTTTGAAGGAAGTTCGACGGTCAACTTTGGATCAGCAGTAACTGGACAAGCGAATCAGTTCTGGAATCCAGATATTTTTTCTAAGAAAGCTCAAATCGCTTTCCGTAAATCGGCTGTTGTAGAAGCCGTATGTAACAATGATCTGAAATAGTCATGCCTAGGGGTAACCCTTTGAATAATTAACTTCGTGAATTGCTGGGAGGTCTTTAGAAAACCCTAAAGATAATCAGCAGCCAAGCCCTTTTCAGGGAAGGTTCAACGACTAATTTGATATTTTAAAAACCAAGGCTTAATGCCGTGAGGTTATGTATGGATAAAATAAGTAGAGGAGCCATTATAGGAATGGTTCTTGGAGACGGGTGTCTAAATTACCGTATTAAATATGGTAAAGATAAAGAAGGTGTTCCTAAGTATAAGTACGAGGAAACTCTTTTAAGAATAGGACACTCTACCAAACAAGAAGATTATTGTATTTTTAAGAGAGATAGGATACACAGTATTTTTGGAGGAAAGCTGAATAAGCTTACAGAGAATACTCATAAACTTTCAAACTCTAAAACGTATAAGACAGTAAGTTTTTGCAGAACAGATAAGTATTTTAGAATCCTCCATCGTTGGATATATTCTAATGATGGAAAGAAATACTTCTCAAGGAAGATACTTAATATGTTAACTCCTGAAGGGTTAGCATATTGGTTTATGGATGATGGAACCTGCGGGAAAAACTTAAATAGACAAGGAGAAGTTTCTTCGACTTGGATAACAATCTCTACTTATTGCAGCGAAGAGGAAGCAGATACTATTCTTGAATACTTCAAGGAAGTCTGGGACATCCAAGCAAAGAAAGGTTTCTGTAAAAGGACTAAAGCTTTTATTATTAGGTTCAATACCAAAGAAACTCGTCTATTTGCTAAAATCGTTTCACCATACATTATCGATTCTATGCAGTATAAAATAGAATACATAAAATATCAAGACACGAGTGCGAAGCTCCTCTTAGAGGATGAAGATATAGTCTGAACTATATGGTGACATATAGAAACGTAGGATAAAGAGCCTACGTGATAACATAATGTATATGGGCGAAATCACCAGTTATGGTGATACGGTTAATATTATCAAAGAGCCTGACGTCACAGTGTATAACTATGATCGTGGTGACGCTCTAACTAACAGTGCATTGACGGATGAGGAACTGGTTCTCATCATTGATCAAGCAAGGTCTTTCCAATTCAAGATTGATGACCTAGAGACTCGTTTCGCTAACATCAACTGGCAAGCGCTTGCTACTGATCGTGCTGCTTATAAGATGAAAGATGCAATGGACCTTGAAGTGTTCGCTGCTATGGTAGCTGCTTCAGGTATCGGAGAATACGGCTCCACTTCTGCCCCTATTGACGTAGGTCATGGCTCAGGTGAAGTAGATCCTCTAAACGATCTTTCACGTCAAGCACGTATGTTGGATGACGAGAATGTTCCTGAAGAAGGTCGCTGGGTTGTAGCATCTCCTCTTTTCTACGAACAGCTTGCTGATACCAGTTCTAAACTGATGTCTGTAGATTACAACCAAGGTGATGGTGGTCTTCGTAACGGTCTTGTAGCTTCCGGTCAACTCCGTGGTTTCAAGCTGTACAAGTCTAATAACCTTCCTACTTGGACAGGAACCGCCACCTCGACAGGTCTTTCAGGTAATCATGTAATTGCAGGTCATATGTCTGGCACCTCTTGTGCTTCTGCTTTTAATAAGGTAGAGTCTATTAGAGACCCTGCCACCTTTGGTGACATTGTTCGTGGGCTGATGGTTTGGGGTCGTAAAGTATTGCGTCCTGAAGCGATTGTAACATCCTATGTTAACATTGACTAGTAAGTAGTAACTAAGAAAAGGGGCTTCGGCCCCTTTCTTTTTATCTAAATTTCTTGGAGGGTAGGACAATTAGCACTACATACCTAGAAGTGGTTAACGAGGTATTAGGCGAGATAAATGAAGTGAGGCTTACTTCAGCTAACTTTGCATCTGCCCGTAATATCCAACAATTCGTAAAAGAAAGTATTAATCGTGCGTATAGTGATATGCATGATGATGAGTATAAATGGCCTTGGTTAGCTGAAAGCACACCTTTAGATGAGTACCTAGGTAACACCTATTTAAGCACTGTTGCAGGCACACGATGGTATCTGGCAGATAGTACGTCTACAGAACTAGACGAAGACTTCGGTCATATTGACTGGGACAGTTTTACTTTGACAGAAGAAGGAGTGAGTGGAAAAGAAGCTCCTTATGTTGTTAGAGATTTAGACATGGTAACACTAACTGAATGGAAGAGACGTTATGCTGCTATAGAAGAAAGAGATAAGTCAGATAGTAAGACATATGGAGTTCCCTCTAGAGTAATCAGATATCCAGATGGTAAGAGAATAGGATTGTCTCCCATCCCTGATGAAGAGTATCGTATCTACTTTTATGCCTGGAAACAACTTACTGCATTAGTAACGTATGATGACCCTCTAGTAATCCCTTCTCAATATAAACCAGTTCTTCTTGCAAGAACTCGATATCATGTATGGCAGTTTAAAGGGCAGGATCAAAGAGCTAGTTATGCACTTCAGGACTATAAGAAAGGTCTTAGACGGATGAGAGAGGCTCTGAACCCTTTACCTGATATCTTCGAGGATGATAGGGTAATATATGTCTAGTCAAGAGCAGACAGTCAGTATTTCATGTGCAGGAGGGCTAGATCAAGCTTCTGATGCAATACAGATGTTCCAGACACCAGGGGCTGCTAAACAGCTTCTGAACTTTGAACCAGCAGTAAGTGGCGGTTATAGACGTATTGATGGCTTCTCTAAGTGGGGAGGTGTTTCTGCTACACAACCAACAGGATCAACTTCTTCTAGCCTAGGAGTCTTTCGTTATGCAGATGGAGTAGTAAGCTGTCAAGGTACAGGTGTCTACTTCTCAACAGACGGTATCACTTGGTTGCAGGTTAATAAGCAGGGAGCATCAGCAGGCTTAGAGAGTACTGCACTAGGAGCTGCTTCAGAAGAAGCTAGGACTTCTCAAGGAAGGAACGCCATCTCCTTATATGAAGGTGCAGAAGAGTATGGATGGCTCATTCTAACGGACGGAGTAAACCCTGTAGCCCTTTTCAAGATTGAAGATACAGGTGGGAGGAAGTACTTCTATAAGGAACTAGACGCTGTTACAGGAGCACCTCAAGCCTCTCAGTACAATGTTCTTTATAAAGAGAGAAGCGTAACTGCTGAAGAAAGCTCAGTCTACTATAGTGGAAGATTCAAGGTAGATGACTATACCCTTTCCTCTGCGGGTGTAGTGGACGTAGGTGATAAGATAACAGGTATAAAGGTACACAGAGATGTCCTTTTCATCTTCTGTAAGAATTCCATCCACAGTATAGAGAACATTGACCAAGCTCCTGTAAGAAGAGTGGTAACACGAAATGTAGGTTGTCTCTCAGGGTTCTCGATTCAAGAGATAGGGGGAGACCTCATCTTCTTAGCTCAAGATGGCCTACGCAATATATCAGGGACAGATAGGATAGATGACGTAGAACTCTCAACTATCAGTAGGAATATCAAAGAGACCGCTTTAGAAATAGCACGTTCTATTAACTCTTACGATATTTCATCTACAGTGATAAGAGAGAAGAATCAATATAGACTTTTCTACAGCAAATCTTCGATATCATCTATTAACCAGCAAGGGATTATTGGTGTACTCCAGTACGGACAAGAAGGATTAAAGTGGGAGTGGTCAGAGACACTAGGAATAGAAGCCCCTACACTTTCCTCTGAGATGGATACGGACACTCTTGAGAAGATCTATCACGGAGATTATGACGGATATGTATATGAACACACCTCAGGTGCTTCTTTCGATGGAGCTAACGTAAGAGCTGTTTATAAAACACCTGAAATATCTTATGGTGATATTGGTGAAAGAAAGACCTTATATAAGATGATGCTTTCTATTAAGCCTGAAGGGGCAACAGATATCAATGTAAATCTTAGATATGATTTTGAATCTGCACAAGTACACCAACCTCAGACTTACGCAACAGAGACTCTTTATCCAGCAGCAGTTTATGGTACAGCAGTTTATGGTTCCTCTGTGTATGGGGCAACACCCTCGCCTCTCTTAAGTTTAAATATAGAAGGGAGTG